CCTCTCGTCGTCCAGTTGTAAACGCGCTGGTAGCTGGTACCCAAAGAAACCGCTACAGCCGCCGTCCCTCCTAGCCTTTCGATCAGTTCTCTGTCTTTCATGTGATGCTCAGGTCGTTTAGTACACACATAATAAACATACTGTGTACTAAAAACAATCCGTTTATTTATGTTTCATCCATGTTGTGTAACAAAACGTTTGCTATTTCTGATTTAATATTCGGTAACTTCAACAAGTTGTTTAACCTGAGCAGCGAGATGAAAAAGACACACCCAACCATGCAGCGACTTTTCGACACCACAAAGATGCAGCCTGCAGAGCTCGCGTCTGCTTTGGACGTTACACCACAAAACATCACGAACTGGGCGGCGAGAGGGATTTCAAAACAGGGGGCGATGCTGGCAAGCGCTCGATTAGGCGTTGACGCGAACTACATCCTTACAGGGGTAGAGGGGCAAGGCATGACAACAACGGAAAATGACAACAGTCGCGTGAGCCTTATTCCGCCCCAGCAAACCGTGCAGATACTCCCGAAGGGTGTGCATCCAACTGACACCCACCAGCGAATTGAAATCTATGACGTGCGTCTTGCTGCTGGGCCGGGGGGGAAAGGGTCAACGGTAGAATGGATAGTGCGCCCGGAGGACGACCCGCTCTATTTCCGCCACGGGTGGTTCAAGGCCCGGCGTCTTACAGCGAGGAACTTGCGCGCGATGTACGTCAGGGGCGACAGCATGGAGCCCTACCTCTACAACCACGACACCATCATCATTGACACCACGGATACCGAGTTGTCAGATGGTGAGGTGTACGCCATCACCTATAACGGACACATGCTGGTAAAGGAATTGCGTGCCACGCCGGACGGCGTGCGCATCATCAGCCGCAATCCCGCCTATGAACCCATCGAATATCAAGGAGGGGAGGGCGCACCGGACTTTCAAATCATCGGCCATGTTGTGTGGCGGGGCGGTTAAACAATCAGGGAGAAAATATGTTGATATTTAATTATTCACGGTGCCCGGATTGCGGGGCAAAGACACAATCTAGGTATCACGATTGCGTGAGATGCGGCAGGGATAGCGTCATAAATTGGCCGCTTACGCTTGCGGCGTGGATTACTATGATCCTCAGCGTCATAGGATTAGCGTGGTATATCCCGCATGTATTCCAAACATCACTATTAACCCATAGAGGAGATTGCTATGCGTAAATTATTAGGTTCAGCTTTATTATTGATAGTGGGCGCGGCATTGGCGGAGATTGTTACCCTCGAAAACGCCGACTGCACCAAAATGAAAACTTACAAACTGCGCACGGAGTGCTTGGAAGCGCAGGGGAAAACCGAAGCACAATTAGCAAGGGAACACGGTGTACAGGATAATTCCCAGCGTCAGCTAGATTCTGTGGTTGAGGAAGATAGGAGCAAGCCATCACAGCCAGCAATAGTGCCGAGGAAGAATATAAAAGATGGGGACATGAATATATTTAAGGCTCAAGCTGTCATTGAGTCGTCACATAAAGAGATAGCTGATTGTCGCACCAGCTATGATGTCTATTGGGAATCAGACCCTGAGAAAGTCCGACCGTGTTTGCGCGAAATGCTATCTATTGTTGCGCCTGGCAGCGACTTGGATGCCGCGAGGAAATTTATTACTTCTCCAGAAAATGTTAAAAAAATATCGCAGACAGAACTTGCCATGATTGCCTTCAATATGAAGGAAATGGCAAAACATGTGGAATATCTGACTTACCGAATTAAAAGCAAGAACGAAAAAGTGTTTCCTTAGCAGGAGTAAACAACATGACCGGCTTGCTCGAATTTGACCCTGATGAAAAAGAATTTGTCGCCGACTACAACACTGCATGGAAAATCGTTGCGCGGCAACTGGTGATGGACAAGGCACAACTGCGGGACATTCAGCAGCATATGCGCCCGATTTTCAACCAGGGCATTACCAAGATGTACAAGCAGCTTGAACTCATATTTAATCGGACTGCTTGGCAGTGGCCGAATCTGGACAAGCACATTGCCTTGTTCCGCACCTACCCCGCCATGCCCTATATGCTCAAATGGGCAGCCTCTGATGTCAAAGTGACCAAACGCAGCATCCCGGAAGCACGTCACCGCGCGGAAATCCTGCTGCACTATGTCTGCTTCTTGTGCCGCGCGCAAAGGCGCAACAGAGAAATTAAAGCCGCTATTTCCCGTAATCCAAACGGGGTTGCCATATTCTCAGATGCAGGCGACCCAGGCGAACAAACCTACTATGCCAGCATCGACAGTGTTGACGACAGCCACTATCCGCCATTTTTCCCGGGTGATCGCACTACCTTGATGTGGCTTAGAACGCGCGACCAAGTGCCACCTGGTAGGAAGGTCATAGAGATACGGTGGAAAAGGGATGCGTCGTCCCAAAAATCCACCAAACCGCAAGGGAAGAGGAAGAAGGAAGGCTTTAAACAAAGTGGAAAATGAATATTTGTATAGCGTGAAATTTACCAGAGAAGTTTTTGGTAGTATTGATTTTTTGCAAATGAATCCGATAGAAGCGATTGAGCAGTTCCAGCATCAACGAAGAATGACGAAAACAGGGATATTTTCTCCAATCGCGCCGTATGAATAGCAAAATTCTAGCATCTACCGCCACCCGACCCGCCGCACGCGGGGCATCTGTCCGCCTGGGCAGACGTGGGTATCGCCCCACACACGCAAAGGTCATTCTGTACGCGGGCATTGCCGCAAGTGAGGTGACTGTGCTTACTATGAACAGCCAGTTGATGTATGCAGTAATGCTAAGATAAAGGAGAAAACATGAAACTTTCATTTAATTACACACGCTGTCCTCAATGTAACTACCCGCTAAAGCATTATTACTACGAATGCCGTAACTGTGGAAATCAGGAAATTACAAACTGGTGGAAAACCCTGGCGATTGACGCAGGGTTTCTGCTGTTCATTGCCTTCGTTTTCTACAAGCTCATGGGCGCAATCTCCCTGTTTGGGCAGCGGTGAGACCGCATGGTTGCGCGTTTTTTAGCAGGAGATGGCGATGGTAATGTTTGGAGCGCACGGTTGCGGTATGATGACGGAGACTAACCATAATGGTTAAGTCAGCAGAAAAACGAACTCCAGAATACTGCCTGACCACTTGCCAGCAAGCAGTAGCAGCCCGCCAGTATCGATTAAGCCGTGCTGCTGACAATTATATTGCCGACTCGGCGGCTGCTTTTTCTGTACCTTTTTCTGTATTAGATTTGGAAAAATTTATATCGACACTTACGCCAGAGTGTTTTTCTAAATCTATTAAATACGACAATGTAGATAGATGGTGGGATGTTTACATTGCTGATTACAGAATCCCTTATATCAATGAAATTGGCGAACCTGCCGATATGATTATCAAGTTTTATCTAAAATTTTTCCTGCGTAACGATATCTACAAAGTGGAAATCGTTTCTTTCCATGAGAGTCGATAATGAAAACTGAAAGTCAGTTTTGTTCCTGTGGAAGTGATGCTACTGAAATCCGCACAGAAACAAGAAAAATGGAAATTTTGGGTGAAAAACATGAAATCCCAAAAGAGTATTATCATTGCGTTTCATGTGGCGAAGAATGGGTAACGCCTGAACAGAGTAGGGCGACAACCGACAAAATCACCGCTATCAAGCGCCGCGCGCAAGGATTTCTTGCGCCACAGGACATCAAGGATTTGCGTGAGCGGCACGGCTTGACCCAAAAACAGGCGGCCATCATTTTTGGAGGGGGAGATAATGCTTTTTCCAAGTATGAGCGTGGAGAGATTTATCCGTCTGCTGCGATGGATAAACTCATGCGTTTATTTGACTCTTCACAAGATGCGAGGGGAAAATTAATAGAACAATCTCTGCTATCAGAAGGAGAAAAAAATGGGATTCTATTAGAAAAAAAATCTTCATTAGAAGAATCAAATTACAAAAAAGAAAAATATTTTTTTGTAGTTGTGAGAGAAGCTTACAATAATAAAATTCCAGCTACTAATCCTTATATACAAAAGAGGTGGCATGATGAATATAAAAAACAAAATTAAATTATATGACACCTATACTGACAAAATAGTTATTTCACGTTTCCAGCCTTTTATAACAGACCTACGGACACCATCTAACTTAATTGCATCATTTACGGCTATTGTCGAGTGCAATGTTTCACTCCCTGGAGCGGAGACGGAAGTCAAAAAAATACTGAATTTAGAAGACCATTTATTAACAATAAATGAATTTACAGTTGAGGTGCAATCAGAAGATTCTGGAAAGAACATACAGTTATTTAGTGCATATAGTAAAGTCGTGCAAATATTTACTTGCAATGCAGATATTTTCCCTGATGTAAAAGAACGGCCAGAATTGCTAGGAGAATTTATAGCAAACCATAGCTTACCCGCCGCATGGGCCCATTGGCGCGCTCAAATGGGGGTTTCAATAGCAGCTTGCTCTTTACCTGTACCACACATCCCGGCGGTTCCTCCAGATGAAATTTTAGACCAGTACCGACAACCTGCCTGATTTACATAGTCCATCACATACCCCGCCCCGCCCCCCGCCGTCTTTTTTCTCTCTGTGTCGT